GCCAGATTTTTGTGCCTACGATTTTGGGGGCCGCTGATGCCGGGACCATTGCCAAAGGACCCGGCTGTACGTCAGAGGACGAATCGGGCGAGCTCGAATGCCAAGCTCGAGGCGACCGAACGGCTCGGGAGGCTGCCGAACCTGCCGCGGCGCGCGGACGGCGAGCGGTGGCACCGGCTCACGGTGGCATTCTGGCGCGACGTGCAGCGCTCGCCGATGGCGGCGGAGTACCTGCAAGCCGACCTGCACGGGCTGTACGTGCTGGCCGAGCTCGTCGAGCGATTCTGGCGAGCCGAGACGTCGACGGCGAAAGTGAGCCTCGCCGCGGAGATACGCCAGCAACGGCAAGGATTCGGGCTTACGCCCATTGACCGGCGCCGGCTTCAATGGGAGGTCCAACGCGTAGAGCACGCGGTAAAGGGCAACCCGCCGGCGCCGTCGCGAGAGCGCGTGCTAGGCGACCCGCGGGCGGTACTGCACGCCGTATGACCGTATTAGTCGTGCCCGAGCTAGATATGAGCTGGCCGACGCTTGGGCCGCTCGTCTGTGAATGGCTCGAGGCGTTTTTGGTCTATGGGCCCGGCGATCTTCGCGGCCAGCCGTACCGGCTCGACGACGAAAAGCGCGCGCTCATCTATCGCATGTACGAAATCTACCCGCCGGGGCACGCTCAGGTGGGTCGGCGGCGCTTCAAACGCTGTGCGGTTTCGCTGCGCAAGGGCAGCGCTAAGACGGAATTTGCCGCGGCGATCGCGGCCGCGGAGCTACACCCGGACGCGCCGGTGCGGTGCGATGGATTCGACGCTAGCGGGCGGCCGGTGGGCGTGGGCGTGCGCGATCCGTATATCCCATTGGTTGCTTATACGGAAGAGCAATCAGAGGACCTGGCATACGGCGCGCTGTACGTCATGCTGAGCGAGGGACCGCTCGCCGACGACTTCGATATCGGGCTCGAGCGCATCATGCGCAAACGCGGCGACGGTAAAGCGGTGGCGCTCGCCTCGGCGCCGGACTCGAGGGATGGCGCGCGCACGACCTTTGAGCATTTCGACGAGACGCATCGGTTTACCCTGCCGCGGCTCAAGCAGGCGCACCAAACGATGATTGCCAACCTACCGAAACGCCGCCTCGCGGACGCATGGGCGCTCGAGACGACGACTGCACCGTCACCGGGCGAGGGCTCAGTCGCCGAGCACACAATGGCGTACGCCCGGCAGGTCGCCTCGGGCGCGATCGCGGACGCCCGACTGTTCTACTTCCACCGGCAAGCGTCGGATAAGCACGACCTGAGCACCGATGAGGGCGTGCGCGCCGCGGTGCTCGAGGCGTCCGGTCCGGTGGCCGAATGGTCCGATATCGAAACCATCGTTGAGCAGTGGCGCGACCCGAGCTCGGACCGGACGTACCTCGAGCGCGTATGGCTCAATCGTGTGATCCGCGGGACTGAGCGAGCCTTTGACGCCGAAGCGTGGCGCCAGCTCGCCGAACGGCGCACGATCGCCGACCGGGAATTGATCGTGTTGGGGTTTGACGGCTCGCGGGTGAAAGACGCAACCGCGCTCGTCGCGACGCACGTTACAACGGCGTTTCAGTGGCTGCTCGGTATCTGGCAGCGGCCGTACAACGTCGACGAATGGGAGGTGCCGGTGCATGAGGTCGATGCCGCGGTCGCCGATGCGTTCCACCGGTTCAATGTGTGGCGCATGTATGCCGACCCGCCGTATTGGGAAACCTACATCGCCAAATGGCAGGGCGAATACGGCGAAGAGCGGGTGAATGAATGGTGGACAAACCGTCAAAAGCCGATGGCGTATGCGGTGCGGGCCTACGCGCAGGCGATCGCCGCGGGCGAGCTGCGACATAACGGCGACGCGCTGCTCTCCGAGCATATCGGTAATGCCGTGCGGCGGCCGCTAACGCTCGTCGACGAGGACGGTAAACCGCTGTGGGTTATTCAGAAAGAACGGCCAGACTCGCCCGCGAAGATAGACGCGGCGATGGCCGGGTGTTTGTCGTGGGAGGCGCGAAACGACGCGATAGCTAAGGGCATCACCGGCCGATCGGTGTACGAGGATAGGGGGCTCTTGGTCGTGTGAGGCGTCTAGGCATCGCGGATGTAATGGTGCTCGTGGGCGCCGCCAGCTTGGCGGCGTTTTTCTTTGTGCTGTGGCCGCCGGCAACGCTTGCATTTGTCGGGCTGGCATGCGGCGGCGCGGGTTTGTGGATGGCGCGCAATGAGCATCGTTAGCGGGCTGTTTCGCAACATTGAGCGGCCGACTATACCGCTCACCGGCGCCGCATTGCTCGCGGCGTTTGGAGCCACACCTACCGCGTCCGGGAGGTTCGTCGCACCTTCAACCGCGCTGCAAATTAGCGCAGTTTACTCGTGCGTCAACGTAATTGCCGAGACGATCGCGACATTGCCGGTGCATGTCTACCGCCGGCTGCCGGCCGGCCGCGAGCTCGTGACCGATCACCCGGTGGCTGTGCGGCTCGATCAGGGGCCAAACGATGAAATGTCAACGGTCGATTGGCTCGAGGCGCTCGTCGGGCACGTGCTGCTATGGGGCAACGGCTATAACGACGTCCGCCGCTCGCCACTAGACGGCAGCCTGCAATCAATCGAGCTGCTACGGCCGGACCGCACGAACCCGGTACACAATGCACGAAATGCGCTCGTCTATGAATCGACCGACGATCAAGGGCAGCCGGTGCGGCGGCGAGCTGACCGGGTGGCGCATATCCGCGGGCTCAGTTTCGACGGACTGCGCGGCTACTCGCCGATCAAGCTGGCGCGCGAATCGCTTGGCATCGCGAAAGCAACCGAAGAGTACGGCGCGCGGTTCTTTGCCAATGATTCGCGACCTGGCGGCGTGCTGCAGATGGACGGCACGCTATCGGAAGAGGGCATAAAGCGGCTGAAAACCTCTTGGGAAACGGCGCATAGCGGGCTTACGGGCAATGCTCACCGGGTCGCGGTGCTCGAAAACGGGCTCAAGTGGCAATCGATCGGCATGCCAAACGACGATGCGCAATGGCTCGAGACGCGCAAGTTTACGCGCTCGGAAATCGCCGGCATGTATCGCGTGCCCGCGCACCTCATAAACGACCTTGACCGGGCGACGTTTTCAAACGTCGAACACCTCGGGCAAGAGTTCGCCACGCTGTGTATCTCACCGTGGTGCGTACGGATCGAAAACGCATTCAACCGCTCATTGTTTACGGAATCGGAGCGGGGCCGTCTGTTCGTAAAGTTCAACCTCGGCGGGTTAGTCCGCGGCGATATCAAGAGCAGGTATGCCGCGTATGCGGTCGGGCGCCAGAATGGTTGGCTGACCGCAAACGAAATCCGCGAGCTCGAGGATTTGAACCCGGTAGACGGCGGCGACGAGCTGCTCGTGAACGGGAATATGGTCCCGATCGACGAGGCGGGACAACAAAAGCAAGCGCCACAACCGGCGCCACCGGCGGCCGCGGAGGATACGTCGAATGACACTAGTAACTGAGCCGCGGGTGTTCGACCCGGAGGCAATGCAACACCGGACCGTTGTACTGCGCGACGTCGAGATACGCTCGGGTGACGACGGCGAGGCGCCAATGATCCGCGGCTACGCCGCCGTATTCAACACGTGGGCAGAGATTATCCCCGGCGTGTTCCGTGAGCGCATCGCACCCGGCGCATTCCGTAAGACGATCCGCGAGGCCGACGTGCGCGCGCTCTTCAATCACAACCCGGACTATGTGCTCGGGCGGAATACCGCGGATACGCTGAGCATGCAAGAGGATAAGCGCGGGCTCGCCGTCGAGATTCAACCACCGGATACGCAATGGTCGCGCGATCTGCTGGTAAGCATGAAGCGTGGCGACATTTCGCAAATGTCTTTTGGATTCCGCCCGGTCAAATGGACCGAAGAGCTCGGCGCGACGGCGAGCGATCCGGTCGACGTGACGCTGCAAGAGGTGCGCTTATTCGATGTTTCGGTTGTGACGTTCCCGGCCTACCCGAACACGGAGGCATGGGCACGCTCCGCGATCGCCAGCATTCAACACTACCTCCTATCCGAGCCGGGCGCCGCCCACTCGACGGAGACGCCAGTCACTACGCGCGATGAGCCGGCGACAAGCCACTCGGA